CGTACAGGTCGATCTCGGGCTGCACCAGCAAACGGGCCTCGTGCTTGCGGTAGCTCGCATCGGCAGCCAGGATGACGCGTTTGACTTCAGGTGAACGCTTGAGGACGACAGGGTGTGCTTGCCACATGGCAGGTCCTTTCTTGCTGCAGTGCAGCATTTGGGGGTGTTATCTGCCTAATTTTTAGGCGGTTTGGGCGAGGGCATGCGTTTTTTGCATAGTTTTGGGCCCTCGATTTGACATAACGTGGCTTCAGGCTTTGGTGAATCAGCGCGGCCGCACCAGCCACAGCGCGAGGCCAACCAGCCCGAACGGCAGCCAGGCGTGGCCGCTGTTCAGGCATGGGTCAGCGATCAGCAAGACAGCCCCGCAAAGGGCGCCTGCCATCGTGAAGCGGTAGCGGCTCATTGCGGCAGCTTCCGCAAGAGGGCCTCAGCGGCAGGCTTGCTGCGCGTGATGCTGATCGGGTGCCCGAGCTGGTCAACGATGGCGTAACGATCGCCAAAGGGGCAGGGCAACACCTTGAGGCGGAAGCGCTTCATGCTTGAGCCGCGCGGCTTTGCACCGGGCGCTCCATGCGGGTGGATCTGGCGTAGGCCTGACCGATGCTCAGTGGTGGACGCTGGCGGGGCTGGCGCTGCTGTTGCATAAGGGGTCGTTGGGCATTCAAGCCCTTGATAACGTAGACCATGATGGTTTCCTTTCTTGCCGACGAAACGCGGCCGCAAAGGCTGGTTGCCCTTGCGGCTGAGCTTGTTGGATCAGCTGAACTTCGCTTGACCGAAGCGAGCACGGATCGACCCCGCAAGGACGATAGTCCAGTGGGTTGCGATGGTTGAGGGTTGCCTGATTCGGGCATCTGGAATCAGGAACAGACCACAGCGTACTGTGGGATCACACTACTGCGCGCCGTGTGCGATGGCGCATATCACGCTTGCTAGGCGCGCTGACAAATTCGGCTCTTTGGTGCCAACTTCAACGTGATGGTCAATCAACCCGCCAGTCACCCCGCCACGGGGCTACTTTGCGATTGATCCAAGATGGTGCTTTGCTGGCCTAGGGTGCTATCTCATTGACGCATCTTGCCAAGCCCCGGAGAGCTTGCTTCATATGCTCGCACCTATGCTGCGCAGTGCCTGCAAGGGACACACATCTACACGTTGACATTCCCATAGGTCGAAGGGGCTTTAACCTATCGACCCATGCCACATATCACGGCTTTAGCTTTGGCAGGCTTCAGCGCGTGTTTTGACTGTCAGTGTCAGCCTAGTGTTTACTTCACATCGTGCATGCGTTTAAGTGCGCAGGATCTAAACACAGTTCACGCTAAGCATGCGCTATCGTTGAGGGAAAGCATGCGGTAGGTTACATCTGGAGTCTAGACCCGTATCGAATCCCTCGCCATCGTGCGCAGTGCAGTGCATCGTTTAGCTAAGATCCGGGCGCCCATGCGTTTGATTCTCTGGCATCGGCACTAGGGTTCCCCATGGATTAGGGGGCATATGTCATGCACTCGCAAGCCTACCGGGTTTCACTAGCATGGCACATGCACGTAAGCGCATGGCACACCAGTTCGAGCCGTTAGGGTTGACCACTGCGCGCGATGCGGGCAGTGCGAGTGCACATTGTGAAAGAGCGCAAAGCACCATCACGCACGTAAGCACGTGATTCACCTAGCTGGCCGCGAGTCATCGGGGCATAGACCTAAGACATTGGTCTTAGGTCTATGCCCCGGGGCATCCCTGCCCCGGGGCAAACCCTTTACAGGGCCACGTTCAAGCGTTCAACCATGGCGCACAGCATGGCGCATTGCCCGGCAGTCAAGGTGCCCGCATTTACAGCCGCGTTGACAATATCAAGAGCCTGCGCCACTGGGTCAACAATCGGCGCACTGGCCGGCGCACTGGCCGGCGCACTGGCCGGCGCACTGGCCGGCGCACTGGCCGGCGCACTGGCCGGCGCACTGGCCGGCGCACTGGCCGGCGCACTGGCCGCTTTCAGGGCCTTACGCGCCGCGCGACCGGCCTTTGCCGTGGCAATCGACGTGGTTACGTCCTGTTCGAACGTATCGCACAAGGTGCGATCGCCCCCCAAAGCGGCCGCACTGGCCTTGCAGAACAAAGGCCATGCTTGCGCAGCATCCCCCCTGATGGGTGACGCTAGCAGTGCATCCCCTGCCAAGAATGCCAACATGGTCCGCTTGGTTTTCGGGGCAGGGATGCCCATTACATCCAGCATGTTGCCGATGGCGTGCACATCCCCTGCCAGAGTGCGGATGATGAACTGTTCCTCTGCCAGCACAGACCACTGCGCCGCGTACCCTGCGAATTTCGCGAATTGTGCAAACATGATAAATCCTCACTGTGCATCCCATTGTAGGCCTATCCCACAACATGAACCACAAACCTAAGTCTGCCCTAAAACCCGCCCTAGGTGCGACTATTTTCTAGGTGTTTACCCTAACTTTGCCATTCAAATTGCCCGAATGGTCAGTGTACTGACGAAGTTATCCACACTGTGTTACAAGTTATCCACATGGCCCTAGAACACGTCAGAATGCGCTAGGCGCGACGCTGGCGGTTAGGGGGGTGATGGTATCGGCAAGGTGCTAATCGTCGATTCTGGCGCATTCACTGTATATATCCACAGTGCATGACGTATACCCTGCAGGGTATGCTGGCGGCCTGGCCGCGCCCCTGGGGGTTTCGACTTCCTCAGGGTTTTTTCAAACTTTTGTGCCATTTTCGTCAAAAACTGCGCTTTTTCAGCCAAAATTTTGAATTTTTTGGCATTTTGTGCCACAATTTGAGTAACAATGCTGCCATAATAGCGTAGTCCTGCTTGCTTTTGGGCCCTATGTGAGTGCATACTCCGCACCCATGGCACTCAAAGACCGGCTCACACCCACCATGCGGGACGACCTGTACAACCGCAGGGTCACCACCAAAGCCTTAGCCAAGCAATTGGGCGTGTCCGAAACCCATCTATCCAGAGTCTGCCCAGGCAAGATTCCTGGGCAGAAACGGCAGTACAAGACCGATCTGATCGAGTCTCGCAAGCTCTACCGCGAAGATCTCGCTCTCGAAGTCACCTGTGGCCGGCTCGACCGCAAGAAAGCCATCCAGCTCGCCGGCTGCAGCGAGCGTACCTTCTGGCGCCATATCGCCAACGTGAGAAACCATGCTTGACGATTTCAACATGCGAGAGGAAGCGCCGGCGCCCCGCCAGAGCTACGCCGTCCCCCTGAAAACGCTATCTGAGCTCGACACCCCGTCCGAGCTCATGCTCCAGTACCAGCGCGCTGAGACCCTCGCGCAAGACGTCCTGACAGACCCCGACATCGCCGCCAACCAAAAGGCCCAAGTGCTCGCAGCTGTCACCGCCGTGCTCACCCAAATCATCAAGCTGCAGACCGACTTGCACAACTCCGAAGAGTTCAAGCGCATCGAGATGACGCTGGCCGACACTCTCAAACGCTTCCCAGAGCTGCAGGAAGACTTCATGTCGAACCTGCGCCGCGAACTCCAGTGACCACGCCCCAAGCAGCGCAGTTCCTGCAGCGCTTAAGTGACTCCGTCTCCGACGTCTACAGCCTGGCGCACCTGGACACCTGGATCGAGAAGAAAACCTACCTCGACGGGCGCAAGTTCAGCTTCAAGAACCACGAGTTCCAGCGCAGCATCATCCAAGACGCTTGCGAGACCAGCATCGTGGTCAAGTGCGCCCAGATCGGGCTGTCCGAGATCCTGGCTCGGTGGACCCTTGCAGCCTGCGCGACCCAGAACGACTTCACCGTCATCTACACCTTTCCCACAACCAACGACGCCGAGAAATTCTGCAAGACCCGGATAGACCCTTGCGTCATGGCGAGCCCAGAGCTCTTGCGCTCGATCAACCCGCAGCTGAATAACTCCGAAATCAAGCAGTTCGGCTCAAACAGCTTCATCTACTTCCGAGGCACCTTGTCCGAAACAGCCGCCCTGTCTGTGCCGGCCAATGCCGTGATCCACGACGAGGTCGACAAATCGAACCTGACGCAGATGAGCGTCTACGTCAGCCGCTTGCAGCACCGCCCGCACAAGCTGCGCAAGCTGTTCTCTACCCCCACGGTGCTCAAGTACGGCATCAGCAAGGAAGCTGAGACGGCCAGGCGCCACCGCCAGATGTTGCACTGCGATCACTGCAGCCAATACTTCCTGCCCGACTACTTCGAGAACATCAAAATTCCCGGGTGGGACCGCGACAAGAAAGAGATCACCAAAGCCAACCTGAAAGACGTCAGGTGGCAAGAAGCCGTACTGCTGTGCCCGCACTGTGGAAAGGCCCCGTCTCTGCACGAATCCCGGCTGTCGTGGGTGTGTGAAAACCCGAATGACGCCTATCCCGCCAACGCCTGGTACCTGACCCCCTTCAGCGCGGCCAACGCGATTCCCAGCCCCGCCGAAATCCTGCAGCGCGGACCCAATGTCGCGCTGGCCAGTTACCTGGTCAAGAACTCCACCGCCTACGACAAGTACTCCGAGTTCGTCAACCAAGGCCTGGGCCTGACCAGCGAAGACAACGACGACGCCATCACCGTCAAGGACCTCGAACAGGCACTGGTGCAAGCGGATCTGGCTGACTCCAGCACACACTTCCTGGGCGCGGACATGGGGCTGCTGTGCCGCATCAGCGTCGGGCGCATCACCACAGACGGCATGATCCTCGTGGTGCACCGAGAAATCGTCCCCTACACGAAGTTCGAAGAGCGCCGGCTTGAGCTGATGCGCAAGTACCGTATCACCGTGAGCTTGCACGATGCACAGCCCTACGTCGACATGGTGCGCCGCATCACCGAGCGGGATCCAAACGCCTACGCCGGCGTATTCACCACCGGCACGCCCAGCATCTTGTTCTCGGTAAAGGAGCAGGAAGCGGACGCCAAGGAAGGCAAGCTGAACATGCGCCGGGTCAACATCACCCGCACGATGGCCTTCGACTCGCTCATGGCAGAGTTCAAGGCACAGCGCATCGCCGTGCAAAAGCAGCCCGAACTTGACGACACGTGGAAGACGGAGCTGCTCAGCTTGAAACGCATCGCCAAATTCGACCGCACGCAGGAGCTTGTGTACCAGTGGGAGAAGACGGACGGGCAGGACCACTTCCACTTCTCTATGCTGTACCTGTACCTGGCCATCAAAATGCGAGGCTTGACCGCCGGCAGCTTCAACCGCGCCTCCGTACCGCTTCTCTCGAGCTTTCGTGTAAGACAACGCTGAAGTTGGCACTCACATCGAGGGAAGTCTGACCCATAATCGAGCGATGGGACTTCTCTCGACCGTCCGCCGGCTCATCGCTCCTTCCTCCAGGGCCTGGGGGGATGATTTCAGCGTGCCCATGCAAGCAGCCGGCTCGGCCGCCCTAGCGCCGATCGAACCACCGAAAGTGCCCAAGAAGCAGCAATCGCTGCCGGGCTATCGGACGCAGATCGCGAACACGACGGCGATGCGCCGGCGCGAAGACCGATTGCTGGCCAACACAGACCTGTTGAGCTTCCGCACGGGGCAGTCCACAAACGATGTCATCAGGAACCTGGTGGCCGGCAGTCCGGACATGGCTGCCTCGGTCTCCGCGTACGTGCGCGTGGGCATCCCTGAAGGCTACACCATGATCGGGCGGAACATGGACGGGTCGATCGACCCAGTTTCCACCGACCTCGCCCACCAACTGCTGCGCCGCTTTACCTACGTGCCTGACTACACCTTGGGGTTCAACGCGCTGGGTAGCCTGCAGTCGATCAGCGAGAGCTTGGCCAAGGAGCTGCTGCAGTACGGCGCCATGTCTGGCGAGCTTGTGCTCGACAAGAGTCGCCTGCCCACTCAGATCGTGCCCGTGACCGTCACCAACGTGCGGTTCTATGAGGAGGACGCAGGCCTGCGCCCAATCCAGTACATCGGCGGCACTGAGATCGACTTGGACATCCCGACGTACGTCTACATCGCACTCGACCAAGACCTGCTCAACGCCTATGCCAGCTCGTACTTCGAGGCGGCCATTCAGCCGATCCTTGCCGATTCCGACTTCACGAACGACCTGCGCCGCGTCCTAAAACGGGCGGTGCACCCGCGCGTGGTCGCCTCGATCATCGAAGAGAAGGTGCAGAAGACCTGCCCGCCCGACATCCTGGCCGATCCGGAAGCCTATTCAATTTTCATGAACACGCTGGTCGCCGGCGTGGAAACGGTCATCAACGGCCTGGCCCCCGAAGACGCACTGGTCGGGTTCGACTCGATTGACTACGGCTACATGGAGGGGCAGGCGGCGGACGTGTCGGCGACCTTCCAGGCGGTGCAGGGCTTGCTCAATGCGAAACTGGCCACCGGTGCGAAGACGATGCCAGCAGTGCTGGGCCACTCGAGCACGAGCACGTCAGCCAGCGCGGAGACGATGCTGTACCTCAAGCATGCAGACCTGGTGCGGCGCAAGCTGAACGAGTTCTGGTCGCGCATGATGACCATGGCCGTGCGCCTGTTCGGCCAGGACGTCTACATCGACTTTGAGTTCGACCAACTCGACCTGCGCCCCAGCAGCGAGCTTGAGGCGTACAAGGCGATGGAACAGAGCCGGATTCTCGAGCTGAACAGCCTGGGCTACATGCCCGAAGACGAAGCCTGTGTGCGCTTGACCGGCCGCTTGCCGCCTGCTGGCATGGCGCCGCTGGCCGGCACGATGTTCAAGGGCGGCGCGGCCGCCGCCCCGGTGGAAAATCCGAACAGCCAGACGAGCACGATGAACAAGACGCTCAAGCCGGGTACGCCGGCAAGTCCTAAATCACCAACGAAGGCGCAGGTCTTCACACTGACAGGAGCCTGACATGGCCCACGCATTGAACACTGTCGTACGGCAAATCGCGCCAGTCATCCAGGGGCCAATCCTGGACGCTCGCTACGAGGCGTCGACCGAGAAGTTCTTCTACCTGGTCGCCTACGGGGAAGACCAGACCCGCTGGTTCGAAGAGAGCCAGATCGAAGTCGTCCCTGACGCCACCCCCGCTGCCTGAGGAGCCCACAGCATGAACAGCGACCAAATGAAAATCCTGGACCTCAGCGCCGCTTCGGTGTCAGCTTTGCAGTCCAATGTCGAAGGTTTTCGCATCTTCGGTGAGTACCAGGTGCAGTGTCACGACAAGGACGGCAACCTGCTGTGGGAAGATGTGGCGCCGAATCTGGTGACCGACGTGGGTGCCAAGCTGCTGCTGGACACGATCCTGGCCGGCTCGGCCTTCACGGCGACCACCTACATGGGCCTGAAGGGCACGGGTGCGGCGGCAGTGGGAGACACGCAAGCGTCGCACGCCGGCTGGCTGGAAGTGGGTGCTGCGAATGCGCCAACCTACACCTCGCCGCGCAAGACGATTTCCTGGTCCAGCGCTTCTGGCACGGGCGCGGGCAGCCGCACGAAGCCCAGCACCGGCACCTACACCTTCGCCATCACTTCTGGCTCTGGTGTGACGGTGGACGGCTGCTTCATCAACATCAACGGCACGTCGGCCATCGACAATACCACCGGCACGCTGTTCAGCGCCGGTACGTTCTCGGGCGGCGCCAAGACGGTCTCCAACGGCGACTCTCTGACGGTCACCTACGCCCTGAATTGCTGATTTTCCATGACGACGGTTGCTGACAGGGTCAAGGAGACGAGCGCAACTCCTGGCACGGGGAGCCTGACCCTGGACGGTGCTGTGGCCGGCTACCAGACCTTCAACACGGCCTTCGGAGTTGGGCCTTCGTTCGGGTACTGCATCGACAACGGAACGGCATGGGAGGTCGGGATCGGCCATCTGAGCGCATCCACGACCCTGGTGCGGGACACGGTCGAGAAGAGCAGCAACAGCGACGCCCTGGTGAGCTTCACGGGAAGCCTGAACGTGTTCTGCACGGCCTCGGCCGCCACCCTCAACGTCCTGCAGTCCCTGGCGCAGGTCCAGGCTGCGTCGCTCAGCTTCTAGGATTCAATCATGGCCATGACCTTCACTGCCCCGTTTGCGCAGACGCCAAAGACAGCCTATGCCGCATGCTCGTCGGCCGGCACCGTCGCCGACGACAGCCCGACGAACACGGCCCTGCTGGTCACGGCCGGATCGAACGGTTGCATCGTCACTCGGGTGTCTGCGATCCCGCGAGGCACCGTGACTGCGACGGGCATCTACCTGTTCATCAGCAAGGACTCCGGCACCACGAAGAGGCTGAAGTTCTCGGAGACGATGTCTGCCCAGACCCTGGCTGCGACGGCCGGCGTGACGAAGACGAACTTCGCCGACATCTCCGAATCGACCCCGCTTCGGCTTGAGGCAGCGGATCGCCTCTACTGCTCCATCGGAGTGGCCTTGACCAACGGCGCGGTCTTCAGCGCTGAATTTGTGGACTTCTGATCATGGACTACGGCCCAAAGGGTTCCCCAGCAGTCGGGAGGGCCTTACCGGGCCTGCCAGTCAGGGGGCGCAGCGCGGCGTCGAATGCGAACCCAACGACAGCATGGGTCAGGAACGTCGACTGGCCAGTCAACCCAATCCCGGCAGCCGAGGGCTTCTCCGGCCTGTACGCTGTCTATGACAACGCCAGCAACTTCGTCGCGCTGTCTGCGGCCGGGGACTTCACGGTCAACTGGGGCGATGGCACGGGCAACACCAACGTATCGTCTGGCGTCCAGGCCGAGACGAACATCGTCTATGCCAATGTCAGCGGCAATCCGGTCGGGACATCTTCGGCTGTAGCCTGCACATTCACCGACTCCGGTGACACCGTCAATTTGACAGCGCATGGCTGGCAAAACGGGCAAGTCGTCAATTTTGCCGCCATCACCAGCACGACCGGCATCAGCACGTTCACGAAATACTACATCGTGAACAGAGCGGCAGACACGTTCCAGGTGTCAACGACCATCGGTGGCGGGGCAGTGGCGTTGACCACGGATGGATCTGGCACTGTGTTTGTGCCGTTGTATAAAGTGGCCGTGATCACGGCGGTAGGTAACGGAGGCACGCTGACTAACATAAACCTGCAGAAGATCCACAGTCAATCTGGCTTGAGCGTACACAGTGCCCCATGGTTAGATATTGCCATTAATGGGGTGAATTTAACCACTTTAAGTATCAGTGCTCTTAGCCTAACGATTGGCATCTATGACCTGGAAGTGTTTCAGCTTACCGGCGGAGCTATTGCAGATTTTTCGTATATGTTTAACAACTGCTATTCACTGGTTTCAGTTCCGTTGCTGAATACGGCATCAGGCACAAATTTCTCCAGCATGTTCAGCTTCTGCGCCTCGCTGGTTTCAGCTCCCTCGCTGAATACGGCATCAGGCACAAATTTCACCAGCATGTTTAACTCCTGCTATTCACTGGTTTCAGTTCCGTTGCTGAATACGGCATCAGGCACAAATTTCTCCAGCATGTTCAGCTCCTGCATCTCGCTGGTTTCAGCTCCCTTGCTGAATA